CATTGGGGTGAGTCAAAAGTTCCCTCATTTTAAGGATGATTTCCGTTTCTTCCTCGGTGTCGAAGTAACCCTCGTTGCGTTCGACGCACATATGAGGGATACAAATCGCCTCCGTTTTCGACCATGCAATACCAGTACAAGCAGTGTGGCCAGCACGCGTTTCAATGTCAACACTTAGGAGTGTTCGACCGTTGCTGGCTTTTTGAAGTAAATCGTCCAGTGTCTGTAGCACGGAAGACGCGGAGGGTCGGATTAGAAAGGAGTAATTCGTTATAGGCATGGTCGAGAGCACTGACTCTTTCTTCACCCGACGAAGGTCTGCCACGGCGATTGCCCGCCACTCCCAGTTTCTCAATATCTGAGTAGGGTGGAAGGTGGGAATAGCCTTGACGCCATTTATTTGTAAAAGCGAGCCTCGCCATGTATTGATTGCGCTGGAGGCGTTGGCGGCGTAAAGCGCGAGACCTCCAAGCAATACTACTATATTCGGTCTGCATTCTGCAATCTCCATATTTAACTCCCGGATGGCTTCGGGAACGGTAGGGCCGATAGGCCGTTTGTTTTTAAAGTCGAAGACTTCCTCGGCGGTTCCGCTTTGTGGTCGGGACTTTAAAAGGTTCGTCATACGGCACTCGGTTTTGAGGATTCCTGCCTCATGCAACATCTTGCCAAGCTCATGGCCGGCAGTGCCTTGAAACACTTCACCTCGCATTTCATCGTCTGCTCCTGGGAAATCCCCGACTATTAAAACTTTTGCCTTATGTGGGCCTATAGCAGGTACTCTGGGTCTAGCCATGAGAGGTCTCCTTTAGCCAAGTCAAACCTCTGTCGATATACCCTATAGTTCCTGAGTCTACACCAAACGCGTCGGCAAGTGCCTGACGTTTTTCCCCGTTGGATAGACGTCCTCGAATTATATCTGCTTTCTCCATATTTAATTTTGCTCTACGGCTATTACGCACTTGTGTTTTCTGGGAAGCCCACCTGCAATTAGATGGTTCATAATTTCCATCATTATGGATACGGTCTAGGGTTGTACCAACAGGACGCTCTCCCATATCTTTTAGAAAAAAGTAAAAGCTTTCCCAACGTTTGCAAATACTGATGCCTCTCCCACCATACTGATGGTAATTTTTACTATTTGCATTAAGGCATCGCTTACGCATATCTGCCCAAATAGTGTATAGAGGATGTTGTCGTAATGTCATTTTAAGTAGCCTTTTAAGTGAAGTTTATTAAACAGCCTGCGTACATAATACCCACGCAAAAGCGATGCAACAGTAAACACGATAACCGCAAGGAAGTCAACCCCAAGCGGTACGTGTATGCCCATGAGCGGATAAAAGACGAGCTGAAGAAAAAGTGAAACGGCAAAACCAATGGCAGTGCCGATGCACGTTTCCAAAAGCGAGTGTCTACGCTTCTGCATCTTCCCCTCCGAGGTTCATAAAATTGTCGAACTGCATAGGGGCGATGCCACCTTGAACAATGCTGGACTGGGCAACAGCCTTTGGGGTTTCGCGGATACGCTCAACAAGGGCAACATACCCCGCCGCGTCGACTTGATTGTCGCGGGAGTGCTTGTTCATTGCCCGAGCACTCTTGAGTTGCACCATCATCCAGCAAACGTCTTCGGCATCGCGCATAACCTCGATACCGTACTTGGCGTGGATATGAGCAGACCAAAGTATGCCGATGGCGCTTAAGTTTTTCGCCGGATGGCCATAAGTTTGCTCACGGTCTCCGTATATAATGCTTTCGGCTTCGGTCAAGATATTGCTCTGTTTTTGTAAAAATGCTGGGGCTTTAATATCATCTGCCATTTTAGTTCTCCTAATGTTAAGAATAGTCCAATAGTTTTGTAATGCTTGTGAGGTCGGACTTGTGTTCCTCGCAAGTGTCAACATACTCATTGTCGCCCTTGTGGTAGGTTGTGGCGACAGTGACTATGTGAGTTCGGGGTTTGCCGCACATCTCGCATACGGCTTGGAGGTTTGACCCTGGGATTTCAGTTGTCGCAGGGTTTATGCCCTCAATATGTGGGTATTTTGTGTTGTTCATAGCAGTGCATCTCCCAGGCCAAAGTCACTCAATTTTGTGATGGCAATGTTGAAGCTATCCTTGTCGCGTTCCACTCCAATAGCCTTACATCGTACGGTGTCTGCGGCAGGAAAGATAGAGCCAGAACCTGCGAAAAGGTCAAGTACGGTATCTCCTGGGTTTGTGGAACGACCGAGCAAATCAACGAGTAGCGGAACCGGTTTCTCGGCACCATGCTCGCGGTCGGAAACTGGACTGTAGGTAAGGACATCAGTCTTAACAACATTGACGTCGCGGTCTCCTTTTGAGGCAAACAATATGCACTCATACGTTTTCTTATGGCCTTTGTTAACCCAGGGAGCGTTGCCATTTCCCTTAGACCAAATGAGTGGTTGAGGCCATACTCGAAAACCGGCTTCGGTAAACTCTCGATGTAGTACGGAAAATCCTTCGAAGGAGCAAAAGACGTAGGCATGGGAGTCTTTCTTCAGAAGTCTGAACGCTTCATTGGCGAGGAAGTGCGCAATTTCAAGGAAGTAAGTCCAGTCATCCTGATATGTGTGGGTGGTGGAAAAGTTGGAGCCAAACTTTGAGGCATCGACTCCATAAGGCGGGTCGGTACAGATGCAGTCAATGGAGGCATCGGGTAGGGTTTTTGCAAGTTCAAATGAATCTCCGTGGTGTAAAACGTGGGCTGTTGCGGTTAAGTCAAAGGCCTCTGCGAGTTTCTCGCGGTGTTTTTGTTTTGCCTTCTTCTCGAGGACTTTGAGTGCATCCTTGCGACTTGATGCTTTGGCAACCTCTGGGTCGTCGAAATGTTTAGCAAGGATAATATCGGTTCGCGTATTCTTGAGGTCTTGAGACGTTGCCTCATGGCCGATAACTTCTGACGCCGTCTGAGTAACATATTGTGTTTCACCTCGCGATTCAGCTTGTCCCATTCGCAACTCATGTAATTTGGCAACTGCACTAGCACGCTCCTGCCAAGACAAGTCAACGCGAATAATATTTTCCTCAAGCTCTGCCTCATACGCTTCCGCCTCACTAAGTGTGTCAATAAAAGTTACTGGGACAGTACCGTCGAGGTAGGCCGTTGTGTCATGGGTGATGGCGATGTCGAGCTCGATGAGTTGTTGCATCGCACGGAGTCGGCGTTCACCAGCAACGAGGGCGATAAGGCCGTCCTCGGTATTGCGGCAGACGATGGGGTGTAAAAGGCCACGAGCCTGAATCGAACGGGACAATTCTGTTATGTCGGAGGGCTCGAAGTGGCGGCGCTGGCGGTTTTCCAGCACTGTGATGTTCTCTATATGTACGGCTTTCATTTCAGCTCCACTTGTTGCTGAGGGCTTGAGAGGGGCTTAAGCTTATCCCAATCAACCTCATATTGTTTTTTAACTGCGGTATCGTAAACGATGACCGAGGAAGGAAAATGCCCAGTGCGGATAACCTCAACCTGGGCATTGTCGTGCATCATGAAACGAGGCACAGTTTGCATTACTCGGCATCCACGTCAGGTTCTCGACCAGGTGTTGTCTTTAGGAACTCGGTAACACTTATGGTGCGCTCATCATAGACTACCTGCTCGAAGGTTTCCCCATCTTGGAGGATGGTTACTTCTTCAGGGTCTGTACGGGTAATCCGTACTTCCTTGTCAGGACTGCAATGCGCTTTAACTATCACGGTTGTGGTCATGGTAAAAACTCCATCAAATTTAGGGTTAAAAAAAGGAAGGCCGAAACCCTCCTTTTCTATGCTACATTTTTAAAGCTTAGCTACACCATTCACATCAGTGTATGTGCGGTCTTCGCCTGTGGCTTCGTCACGAACGATACGGTGCTTGATACGCACCTTCGCAACTTGACCCAAGAGCATACCGAAGCCCCAAGGCTGGCCAGATTGGTTCTGACCAAGGGCTTCACGTAAACGACCTAAAGCAATGTTTTTGCCTTTGCCGAAATCCAGGCTACCGTTGTCGGAGACGTCGAGGAAGATTGACTGACGAACTGTTGGGTTGGCAAGGCCAGTAATGGTCGCCACTTCAGCATCATCAATTTTCCAAGTTAGGTCAAGAATAACCTGACCTTTGGTGGTGTTACGGATTTCTTTCTTATCGACTACGGCATTGAACTCGCCTTCAGGCACCGGTGTGTATGTGGTGGAGTTGGACTCGGTAAACTGCGCATTTTCGAAATTTGCTACGTCAAATGTACTCATAATATATAGTGCTCCTGTTAAGGTTAAGGTAATTGGGTGGAGATTTTATGTTACACCACCATCAACAA